CCGGCTTGACAAGCCGCAGATGTCTAACTCAAAAAAATGAAAGATATGAGCAGAAGCAACTTCACTCCGATGGAAAGATTCCATGAAATTCTAAACGGACACGGACTACAGTCCATGAACGTAGGTACAAACCATATCCGCATCTTCAGGGACGGCCGGAAAATGTTCGATTACTATCCGCTAAGAATGAAACTCTTCGACTACCACAACTGGTACCAGCTTACCTATCCATCCTTCGGCAATGGCGATAGGAAATGGGAACAGGAACTTCAGGAGATAATCGGCAGGCTTTCCGCCGCATAAACGGTATGCTATGGCAGCGCACATGAAACAGACGGAATGGGACAACATTCCCGAATGGGCCATATATGCCCTGGAATACGGAACGGAAGAGGACGGCAGCCTGAACGAAGAGGAACGGGCCATGATTGAAAAGTTTGTCGGCACACATTTCCCGAAAGGATACACGATGAGCGTGGACTGGGACGCCTGCAACGAGTTTGACCGCTATCCCGCATTTGGAGAGCCTTGCAAGACCTGCAAGGTTCTTTTTGTTTCACCATAAATAGACAGAAAGATGAAAAAAATGACACTAAGCGAATATCTCGCAGTCCCGGAGGATTACCGGGGAGTATGGACTACCGAACGATGGGACATTCCCGATTGGGAAAACTTGAGAAAAAGCCACATGGGAAAACGTACCCTGATGGTATATGACAAAGGCACGTGCCTGCTTGTCGAGGGACTGAGCCTTGAAATCGTGGATGACAGTTCCTGGAAGAAGCCGGAGGAAATCAAGAAGGAAATCCGTGAAAAATATCAGGAATACCGTACTGAAAAGGGACGTGAACCGCATTTCCTCGAATGCATCATACGCTGGAACGACACCTTGGAGACACTGGAGACAAGAATAACCCTGGACATGGATTCCGATACAGAAATGGACGAAGAAATCTTTTTCTACTGCGATACTCTGGACAGCCTGCTGTCGCTGGCTGACAGAAGCGGGGAAGATTTCGTCATAGCCAGATGTTTTGACTTCGGAGTGTATGAAAATTTGGCATTATATAGAATAAGGTCTTAAGGTACTGATAATTTGTTATCAGTTAGCTATGCAGATTTTTTATGCGTTTCCCGATACTCAAATCTTCTTCATAAAGATTAAGATTCCTATTTATTTGGGATCTCCTCAGACGTCTCATATCTTCATCTACCTTCTTGTCGGTTACGTGTGCATAAATCTGTGTAGTGTCAAAACGGCAATGTCCCATCATCTTGCTGACGGTTTCAAGAGGCACTCCAGATGAAAGGGTGATATGTGTCCCGAAATTGTGTCTTGCCTGATGAAATGTCAGATCAAAACCATAAACCTTGCCCAATTCTCTTGTAAGCAGAATAAGGTAATTCCGCTGGTACAGATTAAACACTTTGTCACCCTGACGCTGATTCCTATACTTTTCGATTATCTTCAATGGTATATCAAGCAGACGGACAGAAGAAAGTGTACCGGTTTTCTGACGGTGGATATGGATCCACCAGGAGCCGTCTTCAGACTGAGTAATGTTATTGACGGTAAGATTTTTCAAGTCTATATAGGCAAGGCCGGTAAAAGTAGAGAAAATAAACATGTCCCTGACAAACTGCAGCTGAGGTTTCTCCACGGGAGTTGATAGCAATGTCTTCAAATCCTCAAGTTTCATGTGGCGGCTTTTCCTTTTGGGCAGTTCCGGATGCAGGCGGCAGTAAGGGTCCCGAAGTATTGTTCCCTGACTTACGGCACGCATGGTCATCTTCTTCAACCTGTAAAGATGTTCATGCACGCTTTTCGGGCTTAAATTCCTGTCTGTCCTGAGAAACAGTTCAAAATCATCGTAGAAGACGCGGTCAAGATTACGTAGCAGGACATCCTCTGCGCCACATTTTTGCTGGACGAAAGCCGAAAGATGCTTGTATGAACGCAGATAGGACTCATAAGTCTCCTTTATCCTGTCTATTCCGACACGTTTTTTGAATTCCTCATTATGCTCCCGAAATAAAGCCAGAAGTGTAAGCGGTTTCTGGCCGATTCCCATCACGGCATTCTTTATCTGTTCTGCCGTGATGAAACCAAGACTGTTCTTTATCCGTCTGTAATGCTCCCTGATTTCTTTGGTCAAATCATCGATGGCCCGGTTGACGGTAATGGCGTTCTCACTGCGACCGTCCGCCCGTCCTTTTTCAGGATTCCAGATGGCCGGATTGACGGATACTTTCGTTCCTATCTGTTCCCACTTGGCATCTATGCTTATCTTGCAAAGCAACTGGCACATTCCGTCCTTGCGGACTTTAGTGCGGTTTATATAAAACAGTATCGCAAATGTACTGCGACGCTTGATTCCTGTGTCGTCCGTATTCTTTTTCATAACTTCATTTTTTTGTCCGGTTATTAAATGACCACTGAAAACCGTTCGGATATTTTTTTATTCAGGGTCCTTGTATCTGCATCAATCTTGTTATCGGTAACTTTGGCATAAATCTGGGTTGTCTTGATTTGCCTGTGTCCCAGCATCTTGCTGACCGTTTCCAGAGGAACCCCATGTGAGAGCGTGATTTCCGTAGCATAGGTATGTCGGGCTGCATGAAAGACCAGTTTACGCTCTATGCCGCAGAGTCCAGCAATCTGCTTCAGATAATGATTCAGAGAACTGTTGGAATACATGGGAAGGAGTTTCCCTTCCGGAGCCATATCCCGGTACTTCTCTATAATATGAAGCGGAAGTTCCATCAGGGGAATCTCAAAATCCACCCCGCTTTTTTTTCGGACACTCTTTATCCACCACACTCCGTCTTCCGCAAGGGACAGATGGTCATCTGACAGAAGGCACATGTCAATATATGAGATTCCTGTGAAGCATGAAAAGAGAAACAGATCCCGCACATGATAAAGAGTCCGGTTATGCATAGGCGTAACCATGATGCGGTGCAATTCTTCGGAAGTGAGATATTTCTGTTTTGGCTTTGGACGGGCCAGTTCATAACCGATGAACGGGTTGGCCGCAATTATGCCGTCAGCGATCGCCTCACCCACAACAGTCTTCAACATGACTGAAAGATTGACGATAGAGGACTGAGAAAGATTACATTCAGAACGTAAGTACAACACGTATTTCTCGATAAAGGAACGGTCCAATGCCGTAAAGGGAAAATCTGATAGCTTGTATTCAGTTTGGAGAAAACTGACCACATGATTGTAAGAATTACGGTAGGCATATAATGTTTTCTCTGTCCGGTTAACACCTACACGTTTCTCAAAATTCCGCATGAAATATCTGTAATAGCTCAGCAGGGTTTCTTGGCCTGAAGCCATACCCAACAACTGATGTTTGACTTCCTCAGCGGTTACATTTTCGCGGATGGCAGACAGTTCGGTATATATACCAAGAGCCGTAGCACGGATTTCATCAAGTTTGCTGTTGATTTCTCTGGCCGCAACACTTTTCCCACATGCACGTCCTGACGACCACAATGACTGTGGCACACGAAGTTTTAAACTGAAAGCCGTTTCAGAGTATCTGCCAATAATGAGCCGTGCCATTACGGGACAATTTCCCTTGGCATCGGACTCGCTCTTTTTGAGGTAGAACGAAACCTTTACATCTGTCTGATTCATAATCTGTTCCATTGTTTGCAAAGTTAATGGAGACAGAGTTTATTATCGGCATGTCAAATATCGTCAGAAATAGACAAAGATGGCATCATTGACTTCCGTATCCTATATTTTTCATATCCCGAAAAAATAAGTATCTTCGCTGAGCCAAAATGATGAAACTATGTTCTTTACGGACGGAACAGAAGTGACTATTCAAACGGATTAATGCAACCGGAATGGGCAACGGATAGGTAGCAATTTTTCCGCTTAACTATTCAAAAAACGGCTTCAAAGCACATATTAAGGAATATTGAATAATGCTACGTATCTTACTGAAAACCCAATAGTTTACATTATTTTTCCTGAATCCATCCATAATCGGGCGAGTTTCGCTATCTTTTCATAAGATAGGAGTCGGCTCGGCATAGTCAAATGTTGAAAACTT